TGGACGGCGAATCGCGTCTCAATGATAAATATATGAAACTGATTAAACAATCGACCGGCGGGAATGGGGAAATCGCAGATAGTGAAAATAAAATCATCCGGCGGATCGCCAAAGAAATCCTTATTGACAAAACACTTTTATATGCGAAGTAATATTATATGCGAAGTAATGTTATATGCGAAGTAATGTTATATGCGAAGTAATGTTATATGCGAAGTAATATTATATGCGAAGTAATATTATATGCGAAGTAATTAGGTAAGTATAGCATTTTTAGAAAAACTTACTTTATTTTTTTTGCAATGTTCCATTACAATAATAACAAATGGTAATATTTTTATAGCAACATGCATCTTTTTTACATAAATGACACGAATATTTATGATATAATACTACACCTGGTCGAAAACTGTCCACAATCTGATACAGATTAACCGTCCTAAATTCCTCAATTGGTATCTCATATGGATTGCGCTGAGAATATTTTGTATATTGTGTAATTAGACAATCGTGACACACCCGTGCTTTCTTTTGGTTCCAATCTTCGAGGTGATTATTCCCTTTTCCATTTGTAAAGCAACACCAACAGTTTTCATCATTGTATTCCATGTTAAAATGTATATTTATACTTATACTTATACTTTATAGTAAAATATTTTCAATTTTACTATAAAATGACAGTGCTTATGTTAGCATCAAATAAGACATATATTCAAATGAATTATAATAAATCCGGTTGATCTCTATAAGAATCTCTTTTAATACCACGGAGCATTTCATAAATTGTGCGTTTTCTTTTGCTTCATTACGTTTTTCCAATTTCTCTATATTAGCCAATAGAGCATTTCGAACTTCTTCTCTTCCTTTGGTCAATTTTGAAATAAATGCTTGTCCTTCTGGTGTGAGAAATTTATCATATAATTGAATGTTTAATTCAAGTGTTTTATCACTTTGATTTTTGATTTGTTCTATTACTGAATTGCACATTTCCTTTTCTCTTTGTTCTTTTTGTAATTGTTTTTTACGTTCAAATTCGTCATAGACATTGTGCAGAATGTCATCGTTCGTAGACATCGTAATATTATATAATTATTCACTGTATGAATAAAGTAATTCAATTTTATTTATATTTAAAATTGAACTAATTTAAAATTATAATTTTATAATAATACATAAGACAGAAAATGGCACAAAGCAGTCACATTAACGAAATCTTCAAATCGCGCCAACATATTGTGAATTTCTTGAAACGGCAAGGGTTTAATGTAGCCGATTACGAAAGTTTCAGCATTCACGAAGTAAACGCCATGTATCAAGCGAAACAAATGGACATGTTATTCAAGAAAGAGGACGGTTCGAAGAAGACCTATGTCAAATACCACACCGGAAAAAGCGCCCAAATAGAGAAAAGTCTACGACCCGTGAGTATTTACGAATATATCGAAGACCTGTTTACTTTAGAAGAAATTCTTAAGAAAGAAGATGATTTAATTATTATTATTAACGATGAACCTAACGACACCATTGAGAAAACGTTGCGACATATTTGGGAACAAGATAAGTTCTTTGTGAATGTAATTAGCATGAAACGGCTCCAATACAATATTTTGGATCACGACCTCGTTCCCCCCCATACGGTGTTAAATGCAGACGAGGCCAAAGCCATTCGCATAAAATACAACATTATGAATGATAAGCAGATGCCGGATATTTCGCGGTTTAGCCCGGTGTCTCAATTGATCGGTATTCGCCCGGGGGATATTTGTAAGATTACTCGGCCGAGCAAAACGGCGATCGAGACGGAATTTTATAGGATTTGCACTTAACTGCAACCTTTTATAGGCGAATCAAGTAGAAAAGGTTTCGCCAAAATATACTTTTATATGCGATATGAAAGTATATCGAAAATATTTTTTTATAAGTACATATTATAAATGAGTAATCCGCAAGTTATTGATTCGATTCTTGTTGGTAATAGCCCACGTGGCGTGGCAACAGACGGTACGTATGTCTGGGTAACTAATGCTAATAGTAATACAGTGTCACAAATTCAAGTATCTACTGCTACGGTAATTAATACGATTTCTGTTGGTAATGATCCAAATGGTGTGGCAACGTATGGTCCGTATGTCTGGGTAGCTAATTTTGGTAGTAATACAGTGTCACAAATTCAAGTATCTACTGCTACGGTAATTAATACGATTTCTGTTGGTAATAATCCATTCACGGTAGCAACAGACGGTACGTATGTGTGGGTAACTAATTATACTAATAGTACAGTGTCACAAATTCAAGTATCTAGTGCTACGGTAATTAATACGATTACTGTTGGTACCTTGCCAGTTGGCGTGGCAACAGACGGTACGTATGTCTGGGTAACTAATTCTAATACTAATACAGTGTCACAAATTCAAGTATCTACTGCTACGGTAATTAATACGATTAATGTTGGTACCTTGCCAGTTCGCGTGGCAACAGACGGTACGTATGTCTGGGTAACTAATGCTAATAGTAATACAGTGTCACAAATTCAAGTATCTAGTGCTACGGTAATTAATACGATTCCTGTTGGTACTTTTCCTATTGGCGTGGCAACAGACGGTACGTATGTCTGGGTAACTAATGCTAATAGTAATACAGTGTCACAAATTCAAGTATCTAGTGCTACGGTAATTAATACGATTCCTGTTGATACTTATCCTGTTGGCGTGGCAACAGACGGTACGTATGTCTGGGTAACTAATTCTGATACTAATACAGTGTCACAAATTCAAATTGCGCCTCCCCAGCCAACTTCCAACATCTGTTTCCCTGCTGGGACACCCGTGAAAACCGACCAAGGTATAATTAATATTGAATTAATTGACCCTACAAAACATACTATAAACAATGAAGCCATTTTATACATTACAAAAACGGTCACCCTTGATAAATATCTCATTTGTTTTGAAAAAAGCAGTTTATCAAGAAATATTCCCGATAAAAGAACCATCATGTCGAAGGACCACAAAATCAATTTTGATGGACAGTTTGTCCCTGCCGAACGGTTCTTAAACTATTCGAGAGAAGTGAAGAAAGTGCAGTATAGAGGGGAGGTCTTATACAATGTCCTTTTAGAGCACTATGGTACCATGAATATCAATGGTATTATGTGTGAAACTTTACACCCGGAGAACATTATTGCGAAGTTATATACTAATAATTATAGTGAGAAAGATAGAAACGTCTTAATTGTGCAAATGAATGATTCTTTAAAGCAGAAGGATTTAGTTAAATATAAAAATGTTATTCAGAAATTATGTTAATTAAATAAAAAATAGTAATTATTATTAAATTATTATTTTTAGTGATAAATGCACATCCAAAAGTTTACTGCAAAACTCGTGTCCCAATCTAAACGTCTAAAAATTATCTCTCCGTCTGCATGACCACGTTCAGCGCAAATAAATTCTGTTTTATATTTCCACGTCTTCAGCAATTGCTTTTTAAATGGGTTATGTCTTATATAGTCCAGTCCGGGCCACAATTGGGCATGTATATTCTCTGTGGTTTCATAAAATCCATTACCGGAATTGGTCGTGTCTACCAGCGTCGTCAATTCGTTAAAATATCGTTTTGCTGAAGCAAAGTCAGCAATTTCTTTCAATAAGGGTTTATTTTGGGTGTTATAGGTAAAGCGCTGTATTTTCTCTCTGATTTCAAAGGGCACGGACTGCAGTAATTGGATAAGAGTTGCGTCGGAATCCATGATGTTTAGTAATACTATAGAGATATATTAGCAATATCGATTCAATTTTACAACCTTTTAGGAAAAGGTTCAAAAGAAAACAAAATACAATCTTTTCTACTTGCTTCGCTGATAAAGGTTGAATTTCGTTTTCTTTTGAACATATCCATCGGTTGGTGTGGTTTTGCTACACTTTTGTCAAAAGTGTATATAATGGAACGCCCCAGTCATTTCAAAGATCTCAATAATGAATTAACCCAACGCTACAATATAATTATCGCTGAAATTGTAAAAACCTACCCGAGTTATAAAGCCAATAATAACTATGAAGATGGTTATAAAAAAAATATTAATAATCTAGAAAAATTACAGGGAGAATTATTCTTATTGAAAAACAATTTGAATAAATCGACCGATGAACTCCAAAAGGATATTAAAGAGATTGATGACAAAATCTATAATTTAGAAGAAGAGAATGTAAAGTTGCGCGGTGAATTAGCCTTATTGACGAATAGTGATAACGCGGCGCATGGGCGCTTAACTGATGCCAAGACCATGTATAATCAGAAATTGTTGGGGAATTGGTTACTCTTTTTCTCTTTGACAAGTGTGAGTTATCTGTTATACAGAAAATAATAACCTTTAGAAACAACCTTTTTTTAAAAGATTCGTTGTATATAATAAGAAATAGAATGTTCACTTCTCTCTTTAAAAGTTTAGGAATCTACTCTGAAGATAAAATTAAAGTAAAGAATGCTGATTTAAGACAAGGACAAGCCTTTGAGCATTATGAACATGATGTCACCGTCAATACTCTCCAGCGCTTATCCTTTCTCGAATTGACCTCCATGCCCGGTTTAATGTCTATTAACGAAGCATTCAACGGCGACGATTCCCTCCTCGCTAAAAATAAACATACGACAGATACGCTGACGCAAAATGAAGCCGACTTTAACAAAACTTTATCCGAATATTCGGCCCTCCAGAACAACCTCTCTTCTAGTGCTTTACATCACAACGCGAACCGGTCGGTCAACGATAAGATTATGGCAAATCTGGCCCATTTGAATAATAAGCTTATTGAAAAAGCGAAGAATATTAGTACTGACATGTCAAATTTAACCGTCGACGATGCAAATATGAAAAATTACATAGAGAGAAAAAGAGCCCATTTGAATAAATATATTTATACCTTGGATGAACAAAAGCAACAAATTAGAAATGTCAAAGACAACGGATCGACGGTTTCGGGCATGGGAGAGAACAGCAAATTAATACGCACTTCTAATCAATACCATTATTTGATGTGGTTTATTGTCTTTATAACCTTATTATGTCTCTTCATGTATATTTTAACGTCCGATTTGGTTACAAATACGTTGTCGGTTATTATTATGTTGATGGTGATTTTTTTACTGGCGCGGGCCATTTCAACCTTTTAAAAAGGTTAGTTTAGCAAGTATATTTCACTATTATTACCAATATTCCTACAGCTGCCCCAAGGCAAATCACAGTGGAACAGCAATTACAATCTTGATTACCTCCGCATCCCATACCCATTGATGCTGACGTCGGTTGTGTAACAACTGGTTCAATTTGTTTTCCTGTCGTATCGTAAGAAGGCATTTCTTGTAAAGATTCAGGCTTTAAGTATGTAATAATAATTTTATATTATTATATTCAATTTTATAATAAACGCAATTTATATTTGGTCAATCTACTTCGTTTGAACCTTTTCCAAACAGGTTGTTTTTGCTACACTTTTTTTTAAAAAGTGTTATATATAAATGACAACTGAAATAATTTTAGTGGAATTAAATGTATATGAAAAGAATTTGAATTCGTTATTAGCAAGTTATGAAAGTATGCATGCGAATTATCTCAATAGTGCCAGAAGTGGAAATATTGGAGAGAGTAAAGCTTTATTAACAAAATTAGAAAGTTTAAATCAAGAAATCCAATTATTAAGTTTGGAAATAAGTAATAAAATAAACAGTATCAACGATAAAAATGATTATGGAAAATATAAAGACAGCATATCGCAAAAAAAGACTGATTTAAATACTTTAAACGATAAATTGATGGTTGATGAAAAAAACATTAAAGATTTGATGTTCGATACAATTGATTTAGACGGAAAAAACGAAAATTTAAGAGTTGAACATAAATCGAATATTTACTATATTTTATTTTATGGTGTAGTCCTCATTTTAATAATTGTTTATATAATGCGAATGTTTAGTTCTAGTGAGGTCGACCCCTTAGAAAATATAATGCTGTTTTTAGGCATATTATTATTAATTTACACATGCTGGGCGATTATTATTAACGGGGTTTCTTCCTTGACCGACACTGCTAAAAATAATTTTAATTATGATTCCTCTTCATTGTTATATCGAATGGTAAATTAAAATATATTATTATATTTTAAATATATAATAATATTATGGATTTTCTTACAAATTGGTTTCAAAATATAAATGCAAAGGCAGAGAGTGCCAATAATAAGCAAAGCAATAATAAGCAAAGCGACTGTAAGCCAATCAACTATAAGGAAAGTCACTATAATCAAAACAAATACAAGACATGTATGTTAGACCAAGGGAAGAAATTAAATAATAATCAATATAAAAGAGCGGAAGCCTTGTCAAGCAATGTAGGAGTTATGAATGCGCCGTTTGGCTTATATGAAGGATTTATTAGTAGTAATATGACAAACTCAAAAAATGGCAGTCAATTGTCGGATACGACTACTCTTAGCGACGATTTCAACAAGAACATAAAACGCTATGAGACGGAAGAACCGATATTTATTGATGAAACGCGAAATTTTATGAAGTTAAACGACCGAAATAAAAATATAAAAGATGAAGCAAATTTATATAAATATGGTGATAATAATTCCAACGAAATTACTTATGTGAAAGAGGGGTGTTATAAATCCGCTGGCGCTTCTGGACTAGAATATCAATCGGATATGACGGATGTTAGCGTAAATACCTGTAAAATGAAGGCGTCAGATTTGGGTTACAGTGGGTTTGCTATTAGAAAGGGAGCCGGAGGGCAACTGGGATGTTATTTAACTAAAAATATAGAGGGAGGGAAAAGTGGGGGTATTGCCACGAAACCGGTCACTTCTTTTGCTTTTCAGAAGAGTACTACAGCAAATAAAGGTGGTTTATTACCGAATGGCCAAGTGGGAATTTATAACAACAATGTAGATACTGAATTGGTGACAGATTTAACTGCGAGAGCCGGGTGTGAATTAAAAGGTGGTAATGTCTTAATAAATGATAAAACGTTAGTGGCGTCATGGGGTTCGAATTGTAAATAGAATTGTATTTATTAAATGAATTTAAATATAAATTGATTTATAACTTAACTGAAATGGTAAATGATAATACCTTTATTAACAACATGGCAACTGCAAGTGCAAAAGTGACTAGTGCAAAAGTAAACGGTGCAAAAGTAAACGATGCAAAAGTGGCTAGTGCAAAAGTGACTAGTGCAAAAGTGGCTAGTGCAAAAGTGACTAGTGCAAAAGTAAATGATGCAACAGTAAACGATGCAAATAAAATGGCTAGTGCAAAAGTGAACGACATTATTAACCCTAACGAATACATCGAAGAACCCTGGGACATTATCGGGTCTTATTTTAAGGGCAAACATTTAAAGCAATTAGTGAAACATCAGATCGAATCCTTTAATCTGTTTGTCAGTCAACAAATCCCCCAAACCATAGATATGTTTAATCCTGTTCCCATACGCTCTGAACAGGATTATGTGAAAGAAGTCGACAAATATATCCTCGAAATGTTTATTATGTTTGAGAACTTCAAACTCTACAGTCCGGAAGCCCACGAGAATAATGGCTCCACGAGTACCATGTTCCCCAAAGTCGCGCGCGAACGCAACTTCAGTTATTCCGGCAATATGACCATTGATATTAAAATTAAATATATTGTCCGCCGGGGAAAAATGCTCGAATTAGAAGAAACCTTTTACAAAATTTTCCCGAATATCACCATCGGCAAATTGCCCATCATGTTGAAATCCTCCGTGTGTATTTTGGAACATTATAAGCATATTCCTCACACGGTTACCGGGGAATGTAAAATGGATTCTGGTGGGTATTTCATTATCAATGGCTCGGAGAAAACCTGTATTGGCCAAGAACGCGCCGCCGAGAACCGCGTCCAATGTTTTAATGTCTCGAAAAATAATAACAAATGGAGTTGGCTCGCCGAGATTAAATCCGTCCCCGACTTCAAATGCATTTCCCCAAAGCAAATCTCTATCACCATGGCCTCAAAAAACAACGGCTTTGGGTTTGGCCTCTCGATTCAAATCCCCCGGGTGAAAAATCCCATTCCCTTATTCATTATCTTCCGGGCTTTGGGCATCATTAGTGACAAAGATATTTGTCAAATAATCGCCCTCGATACAACCAATACCTTACTCATGACGAGTCTCCAGGGGTCGATTGTCGAAGCCAACAAATGCTTAACCCAAGATGCCGCGATAAAGCATTTGATTAGCCAAGTCATGTACACGCCGATTAATATGGATAAGGAAACGGGCATTCAGAAAAAACACGAATTCGCCCTCGATGTCTTAGACAATGATATCTTTCCTCACTGTCGCACCAAAGAACAAAAAATATACTTTCTAGGTTACATGACGAATAAACTTTTGAAATGTTCACTCGGCTTAGAAATACCTGATGATCGCGATTCCTATATGAATAAACGGGTGGATACGACCGGCATCTTACTCAACAACCTCTTCCGCAATTATTTCAATAAAATGGTCAAAGACATGCAAAAACAGATTATTCGCGAAATAAACACGGGCTCGTGGCGCTCGACCGAAGACTATAATTCAATTATTAATATGACCAATATTTATAAAATTGTCAAATCGACGACCATTGAAAACGGCATCAAACGTGCCCTGTCAACGGGTGACTTTGGGGTAAAACAAATCAACAGCAATAAAGTCGGTGTTGCGCAAGTGTTAAATCGCTTAACCTATATCTCGAGTTTGAGTCACTTACGCCGCATCAATACACCCATCGATAAGAGTGGCAAACTGATTCCCCCGCGTAAATTGCACCCGACTTCCTGGGGTTTCTTGTGCCCGGCCGAAACGCCAGAAGGAGGCAGTGTCGGGGTCGTGAAAAATCTGAGTTACATGACCCACGTCACGACGTCAAGTAACAGCGAACCCCTCTACGAATATGTGCAACCTTATGTGATGACTCTGGAAGCCATGCTAAAAGATAACGCGGACATTAGTAAAGATGTTAAACTCTATATAAATGGGGCGTGGTTAGGGAATGTTAACGAGCCACTAAAAGTCTTCGAACTCCTGAAGGAGAAAAAACACAAAGGGATTATTAATATTTATACCTCGATTATTTTCGATATTCGCCGGAAAGAAATTCGCATATGTAATGACGCGGGGCGGTTGATGCGTCCTTTACTGCGGGTGAAAGATAATAAACTCTTGGTGACACCGGAAATTATTGCTCGAATTCGTAAATTGGAACTCAATTGGGACGATTTATTGACTGACTGTAAGCTAGCGGAGGCCATTATCGAATACGTCGACGCCGCCGAGCAGAACTTCAGTATGATTGCGATGACACCGAGTATTTTAACAGACACCAATGCCAATTTCCTGTATAAATATACCCACTGCGAAATTCACCCGAGCACGATCTTTGGCATTTTAGCGTCGTGTATTCCGTTTCCCGAACATAATCAATCGCCGAGAAATACCTATCAATGTGCGATGGGGAAACAAGCGATGGGCATGTATGTCACCAATTATGATATGCGTATGGATAAAACAGCGTATGTTTTAACATATCCCATGCGTCCTTTGGTCGAAACGCGCATCATGAATATGATTGAACTGAACCAAATCCCGTCGGGATGCCAAGTCATCGTGGCGATTATGACGCACTCGGGGTACAATCAAGAAGATAGTATTCTCTTTAATAAAGGCTCGATTGACCGGGGATTGTTTCAGGCCACTATTTATCATACCGAAAAAGATGAAGACAAGAAAGTCAACGGGGATGAAGAGATACGTTGCAAACCCGATAAGACGAAAACGAAGGGAATGCGCTTCGGCAATTACAGTAAAGTCAATGAAAATGGGGTTATTCCGGAAAATACACTCGTGGAGAACCGCGACATTATTATTGCGAAGGTGGTGCCGATTAAAGATGCCCGGAATGATCACACGAAAGTAATCAAATATGAAGACCAGAGTAAAATTCACCGGACCAATGAAGAGACGTATATTGATAAGAATTATATTAACCGCAACGGGGATGGGTATAACTTTTGTAAAGTGCGCCTCCGCACGGTGCGAAAGCCGATTATTGGCGATAAATTTAGCTCGCGTCACGGGCAAAAAGGCACGATTGGTAATATTATTCCGGAGTGTGATATGCCCTGCACGGCGAGTGGGGTGAAACCAGATATTATTATTAATCCCCATGCGATTCCTTCGCGCATGACCATTGCCCAATTAAAAGAAACTATTTTAGGCAAAACTTTATTGCAGTTGGGTTTGTTCGGGGATGGGACGAGTTTCGGGAAATTCGATGTGAAAGATATTTGTAAGGAGTTGCAAAAAGTCGGCTATGAGTCGAACGGAAATGAAATATTATATAATGGGCTAACGGGGGAACAATTGGAGACGTCCGTCTTTCTCGGGCCGGTGTTTTATCAGCGCTTGAAACATATGGTGTCAGATAAACAACACAGTCGGAGTATTGGACCGATGGTAAATCTGACCCGCCAACCGGCGGAAGGGCGTTCCAAAGATGGTGGGTTGCGGTTTGGGGAAATGGAGAGAGATTGTATGTGTTCGCACGGGGCATCGCGGTTTACGAAAGGGCGGATTTACGATGCCTCTGATGCCTTTAGCGTGCATGTGTGTAAGAAATGTGGGATGATAGCGTCATACAATGATGAGAAACATATACACTTGTGTAAAATGTGTGATAATCGGACAGATTTTGATTATGTCGAGTTGCCTTATGCCTGTAAATTGATGTTTCAAGAATTACTGACGATGAATATTGCACCGCGGATTATGACTTAAACAAACAACCTTTTAGAAACAACCTTTTAGAAACAACCTTTTAGAAAAGGTTGCACCAAAAAACAACCTTTTAGGAAACAACCTTTAGAAAAGGTTGCGCCAAAACCAACCAAATATAAACCCAAAATTCAATTTGTTTACGGTTAAATTTTGGCACAACCTTTTAAGAAAAGGTTGTTTTTTTTTAAAAAGTATATATATAAATGCCAATCTTTCAACCAAATCGATTTAATTTAAGTTTATTAGGTGGTGGTATTCCAGGAGGGCAACCCCGTTGGGGGTTAATCGGGGGCGGAGCCGGTGTTAATGGTGGCTCGGGTATGGAGGGGGGAAGTTCGAGGTCCACTGATCGCACTATTTTACGCCGGGCTATGAATAATGCCTACCCTATTAATGCAGTTATCACGCCCTTCCGGGCCTCTTTAAATGCAGGTGATATTGCCGGGACGGTGCATTCAAATCCCTCGAATTTATCGCCCGGTTCGAATCAAGTGACAAGCGCCCGTATTGCAACGCAACAAAGAGCCTTTTTTGGCGGGGTACACAATGACGGCGGGTCTTATTATTCCGGCAATTCCCGTTATGTTTATGATAGCTCGGACTATGTACGATACAAGAAACTAATTGCCGAAAATAAAACGTATAACGATTTAAGCTTTGGGGGTGACAATAGCAACGGTTCGTATGTCGCTCGAAGAAATGTGAGACGATTTTAAAACAACCTTTTTAGAAAAGGTTGAACCAAAACAACCAACATTTTAAAACAACCTTTTTAGAAAAGGTTGAGCCAAAACAACCAACATTTTAAAACAACCTTTTTAGAAAAGGTTGAGCCAAAACAACCAACATTTTGAAACAACCTTTTTAGAAAAGGTTGAGCCAAACCCGACCTTAATTAAACCTAAATTTATTAGTAAATTTAGGTTTAAATTTTGCTGTACTTTTTATAAAAGTACTATTTTTGCTGTACTTTTTATAAAAGTACTATTTTTGCTGTACTTTTTATAAAAGTACTATTTTTGCTGTACTTTTTATAAAAGTACTATTTTTGCGCAACCTTTTCTAAAGGTTGTATATATAATGTCATCTCTCCAACCTTTCGAAACAACCGGACCGGCGAGTATTCCGCTTAAACAAGCCGATAATAACAACCAAACCCGTGCCTTAATGGGTATGCCTTTCAAGCCGAATACGATGGCTCAGGGCAATATGTTTTCGATGTTTAGGAAAGCCTATATTAAGAAATCTGGTGGAGGAGAAGGTTTTTTTGACGCATCACAATATATTGAATTAAAAAAAATAAATGCCACCGGGAAGAGCTCCACCAATGTTATAAATGCCCCGAATTATATGTCGTTTAGTGGGGTGGATCCGAATAGCGTGAGAGATGGGAAACGGTATTGTAGGGCAGGGGGATGCGTAGCACCGAAGAAAAAAGGCGCGTATTAAATATAATAAAAGCATTTATATATTTACTTCGTTTACACTTTTTTTAAAAGTGTAATATATAAATGGAATCATCATCATCAACAAGTTGGTTTGGAAGTTTAAAGGACAAGATGTCTAATGTATATAAAAAGGCGAAAGATGCCGTCTCTTCTAAGCCGGAAAGTACTCCTCTTTTACCATTAACAAGTGGGGGCTCAAAAAAAAAACATAGAAAAAATAAGAGAACCAAGAGAGTCCGTTTTAGCAAAAGAAATAAAGTTTATAAATATAAGACAATGCGTAAGCGTAAGTAAATATAGGCGTAAGTAAATATATTTTGCTATACTTTTTTAAAAGTATTTATAAGTAAATTTTGCTATTTAGATAAATTTACTTATCTTTTTTGAAACATTTTTAAAAAAATATACAAAACTAATACCGTCAAGGAACTATAATAGATTTTAATCAGACCATCATCCGGCATGAGACTATAATCTTGTTTATTTTTATTTTTCTTATAGGTCTTATTATATTTTGTCATATATTTTCGATATTCTTCCGAATCACTGAGTAGGGTAAAAGCTTCTATGTTTTTTATCGCCGGTTTAACACCACCCGGAAACCATTTAGCATTCATATTTGTGATATCATTGTTTGTTACATAGCCGGTTTTCATGGTTTTCTCGTTATTTACACTTATCGTCTCCATTTCGATCAATTGACATTGAGGGGTAATTCCTTCCATAAAGGCGCCAAATATCTGCATCGGATTAATCTGACTTAAATTACTTAAAGTGCCGGGGATTAATCCATACATACCATCCATTTCAACCCCTGTAGCGTTACTAATAAAAGGAATACTGCCGTCCGGGACATTATTTACATAGAGAGAACGGGGGACTTTATTACCGGAGGCCGTGTCTTTACATGTCGCGCCAGTTTCGAGAAAAAATTTATTACCTAAAGGATTACCAGTTGTTGAGGCCCCGCTTTTGCCAGTGGATAATAATGAAACATAACCAATCAATCCGGAAATATCATGCGTTATCGCATCAATACTCCCTTCAGCGCTCATACCCATCGCACTAGGGCTTTTAATGAATTCATAATATTTATAATCGGGCCCGAGAAATTTTTCTTCTACCGCTTTTGCATTAGCTGTTACACTTTTAAAGAAATCAGACATGTATATATTATACTTTTTTAAAAAGTATAATAGATATAGTAAAATTAAAAGCATAGGTTTAGTTTAAACCGGTTACAGATGGAATAGGTTCCTTGGAGTTGGGGTCACGCCCGGTTAACTGTTGGGCGGATTGGGTAAATTGGTCGCCCATGGCGGCGATTCCGGCCGTATTTTGCGCCACCTTCGGTTCTAATGCAGTAACTTGTTGTTTTAGTTGGTTCAATTCGTCAACTTGCTCTTTTAAATAATTGATATTAGCAGCATTGAGAGTGGCTAAATATAAAGGATTATCGTTAAGCCCGGGGTCAGTATAGGTAGATTTACCCAAATTAGACACATTATTAGAGCCAGTATTAGCAGAGCCAGTATTAGCAGAGCCAGTATTAGCAGAAGCGTCACCCATATTTTCTAAGCCTTCTCTAAATCTTATCCCTAAATAAGAGAGAAACCGCATAAATAATCCTGATAAATAAAGTATTATCAGTATTAATAATAAAACAATTAATAAGTTTATTAGGATCATGTGTTACTTATATACAACCTTTAAAAAAGGTTGCGCCAAAACACAACAACCTTTAAAAAAGGTTGCGCCAAAACACAACAACCTTTAAAAAAGGTTGCGCCAAAACAACAACCTTTAAAAAAGGTTCAAACGAAGTAGACTGGACCAAAATACAACCTTTAAAAAAAGTTCAAACGAAGTAGACTGGACCAATACACAACAATTTTTACATTTCAAATGTCGATTTTTATAGAATAGAATAAAATATAATTATATTCTATGAAAAATAATACAAAAAAAATAAATAAAAAAAAACACAAAAAAACACAAAAACAATTTTTGTATAATCCTAAAAATCCGAAAAAATCATTTGATGTATATATTGATAAAAACCCAAAAGATACAATACATATAAAATATACAACCTTAGAAGATGTTAAACATACTATTGATAAATTAGAAAAATTATACAAAAGAAAAAAATATTCACATAAGCGTATATGGCAAGTGGGAATGATTTTAAAGGTTCGTTTAGAAGTATTAAAACTAACAAAACCAAAACAATATGCTTTAGCAAATAAATATTTAAAATTTTTAGGAAAACGAACCGAATTAGGTGAAACAGAGAGATACAATATTTCATTTAAATATTAAATAAATTCTCAGTTTGAAATGTTAAAAAGGTATATTTTTGCGAGACTTTTCTAAAAGTATATTTTTGCGACACTTTTTCTAAAAGTATATTTTTGCGAGACTTTTCTAAAAGTATATTTTTGCGACACTTTTTCTAAAAGTGTTTTTTTAAAGGTTGTATATAAGTATGTATCTTGTTAGACAACCATTTTCCTGGAAAGGCGTTTCCACAAATAGCGCCGTCCCGAATTATTCGCGCCCCCTCGACGGCTCTGAATCATATCCCATTGGACCCAGTTTTGGTGCTCGCCCGATTAAGCATTGGCGCAAACAATTAAGTACGGTGCATAATAGTTCCCGCGCACGGGCCGGTGTTGGCATGCCGATGGATTTACCTGGCGGTTCTGTTTATTTAGGCAATACCGAAGCAAATACAAATTGTACAAATTGTGTAGATAATTTAACTAGTAACAATATTAATGGTGAAGAGACCACCGGCCTAAAAGAAAACATTGTTAAATACGATGATACAAATTTTACGACCACCCCCGCGGACAGTCTCTACGACTGTGTCAACAATAAACCGGTGTGTGTTGCCTGTAATCCGGAAAATAATATTATTCGCCGGGCAACCACGGTCTTAAGTAAGAAATATTACACGGATACCAAAGGCTATTTACAGAGTCGGTGTATAAGTTATAACCAAAAACTCTCCGTCAATCCGGTGCCCGGCGTGCAATATTTTAACGCCCAGCACCAGCCATTGTATCCGACCGACGCCTTAGATGGCCCCCAGGTACGGGCTACGCAAAATTGTTTTACCAATTGCAATACCTGCACGGGTTGTGCGACGTGCACTAATTGTAACGTCGGTTGTACTGACTGCAACAATGTAGCGAATTGCGTCAATTGTGCCAATAATAACAAGTGTACTCAAAAACCCAGTATAACAATTTATAAACCGAATAATGCTCAATACGCCGTTCAAGGCGCCGTGTCGTCCAGTGCCCGGATTGATCGTTTGAAATACAATACTATTACGACCAACGGGGGGTCCTTTTATTCGGCCTGGGGGTCAGCCGGGGCGAATGCAGGTCGGTATCAGGGCACCCAAGATGGGCCGTATTTTTTGAAGAGCAAATACTATAAATGCGAGCCGGCGCAATTTCATAAAAACGGCAATAAACGAATATGTCCACCCCAGCCGTTTAACTGATTTATTTTATATGCTCCTATTTTATATGCTCCTATTTTATATGCTCCAATTTAATCCAAACCTGTTCGTTTTTATCTCCGCTTAATACGCCTTTAATATTACAATTATATTCAGGAAAAGGAATATTTAATTCACTTCTCTCCCCGGTTTGAATATAGACTTGTAATTGTGTATACAATAACTTAATACTTTCAAAATTGGTGGGTCCTAGGCGGAGTTCATTTAATTTCTGGAGCACAGGTTTTATCGCTTGTTGACGTTCTAATAAGGATCTGTACATTATTATAATTAATTTTATATTTTTAAATAGGAAATTATAAAATTGAAATACTAATATTTAAAATTATTATAAGTATTTCACAATCAAGTCCAGCAATTTAAATAAAAATGACGACCATGATCTATTTCAAAGTTGATAAGCTGTATGGCGGGTATGCGCCTGTACTGGCGTATTATAATGAAAATAAACCGGAAAGCGCACAACTCTTGTGCGAGGCAAACGTGGCCGAAGGTGGCTTTGAAATAAAGTTGAATGCAGAGGAACTCGCCGCCCGTATGGAATATTTACGTGACCGAGACAGAATGTCCGACTATAACGACACGGTAAGGCAATTGCGATTTTCAGGAGAGAATTGTTTGCGCAGTTTGCCCTGGTATGCGGGATTTACCCGGGAAGAAACGGCACTGCTATTGCGGGCCTTGCAACATTCATTGGGCGCTGGAAATGTCTCAATGGATAAGGTAACAATGGATAAGGTAACAATGGATAAGGTAACAATGGATAAGGTAACAATGGATAAGGTTATAAAATATAATTATAACATTAATACTATAATAACAAGTTAAATTGAAAAAAATTTGAAAAAATAAAAAAGTTAAAAATAAAAAAAATAAAAAAAATACATTAATTCAAATATCTGTCTGTGTTGTGTTTTTTTATATCGGTAAAATTAATATACTCGCAATCCATAACTTTATCAAGACTGCGATCATTCAAAATTAGACTGTCATCAGTAACCGTTAAGTTTATTTTATACGTAAACAATTTTCTATTTTCATAAATAATCGAATTATTGAGTAAGAGGGTAGCTGTGTCATTATAATTAACTAATTCCAGTGTATTTACATTATGAGGATGTAATGTACATACAACCATGCTTTTATTTACTAAAACCATACCATTATGCCATATTGCGGTTGGCTTTAAAGAAATATTTAAAACTTGTTTGCGAATTGTGTCATAACCGCCCCTAATAAAAAACGACATGTTTTATATATATAGTAGTAACGGTTTAAATATTAATTTGATTAAATAATATAATACAATGGATACTGATATATTACCCGCCCGCTTCCCCATTACTTCTAATGATGCAACTGATACCCTACGACATATTTATAATGTTACGACAAACTGCTCAGGCATAAATATTAATTATATAATGCAAATGGCGGAGAATATTACAAAGCGAAAGCAGACGTGGTTTGGTACCTTAGAAGCCCCGACAGATATTGTTGTCATTAAACAGATCATTGGCAAAAATGGGTTTCATTTGAAAAAATTTACCAGCAAATATGGGGTCGATTTGATATGGCATGACCGCGTCACGAATATATTTATGGTCTGGGGAAATAAACCCTGTTTGATCGGTGCGTTACATGCACTCAAACGACAGATCAAGCGTTTTCTACTTAAACAGGAAAAAGACCTGGAGGCATTAGAACAAATGGCGCGGAGTATGACGACATTGGATGTTAGGGTTGATATTAGGAGACAGAGAGAAGAGGAGGATTGTGAGAATGAACCGGCGTGTAAGAAATTTAAAAACAACTTTTAGAAACAACCTTTAGAAACAACCTTTAGAAAAGGTTGCGCCAAATTCCAACCTTTAGAAAATGTTCAAACGAAGTAGACTGCTCCAAATTCCAACCTTTATAAAATGTTCAAACGAAGTAGACTGCTCCAAACCACAACCGATGGAAAGGTTCAAACGCATACGAAGTAGACTGATCCAAAATTAAACACTACGTTGGGTAATATATTTTGGCTCAACCTTTTTTAAAGGTTGGTTTTTAAAGGTTGCTATAATGTATATGAACACTTTAGTAAAGAAAAAACGCGATTTGACATTAGCCGGTGCGATTTTAACTGGTTTAGGCGCAACAACTACAGTCGTCGCTGGTATTGGGTATGCAATGTATATTAATCAAAATATTACCGATACGGAATACTTTAAATGTCTGGTTATTTTAAATATTGCTGGTTCTCCAGCTGATCTTGCCGCTGACGCCATTGCTTCAGCTACCGTAAACGCTAAGATTTCTACAAAGGTTATTGAAACACTTCGCAGTGTTGCGAATGCTGCAACCGGAAGTGTTTTTGGTATAAACGATCCAACTGCAACTAATGATACAACTTTTAAAGATCGTATTTCCATTGCGAATAAAGCATTTGCCAGTCTAAGTTTAGGAGAGAAAATCAATTTCTATAAATCTGAAACAACATATTGTAAATTATTTATTGAGAATTTGCAAACCAATAATGTTACATTGGAAAGCGCAAAAATTAAATCTTTACAAGATTTACTATCCGCAGCACAAAAAGAATTAAATATGCTCTATACGTCTATTGCTTTCTTAGCGGGTGTCGGACCCGGTTTAGTTATCGCCGGTATTCCAACCTTAACCGTAGGGTTGTTAACAAAAAATAAGTAATGTTTTATATACACTTTCCATCGGTTGGAATTTGGCGCAGTCTACTTCGTTTGAACCTTTCCATCGGTTGGAATTTGGCGCAACCTTTTTCAAAGGTTGTCTGTTAGTATACAATATTATCATTTATCCATTTTTTTATAGCCGTATATTTCGGTTGCATAATGGCATTTAAACCCGTCATATATGTCTCATAATGTTCCGGATTTTTATCCACTAGCAATAAGGTATTATAGAGTACATTCAATTCATGTGTGGTATAAATGTGACGAATTTTAATAAATACCTCATCAATGTCTTTTTTGGAATTCTCTGAATCGGCAGAAAAGACATCAGGCTTCTCTAGTATCGTCCGATACATTTGTAAGGTGTGTAATAAGGACGCTTGTTCACAATTCGCATAGGTCTGTAAGAGATTATCGATGCCTAATTTCCCTAGTGTGATTAATAACTCAAACAGATTGCGAAAATCGTCATTCTCCTCTCGCATATAGGCGTAAAAGCGGTTGAAACGCATAATCGCATTAAACAAGAAAAACACATCGTCCCGTTTATCGTGATTATAAGTGCGTAAAAGCCCCTGGGTCCACGTTGTCGTCTGAATAAAAATCAAATTATTATTAATAGACAATTTACTGCCTTTAGGATAAAACGCCAAAAACGCCAATTGACTCATGGCCTGTAGCGGTTCGAGAATAATATCAAAACGCTCTTTTTTATGGTCCTTTTTAAAGATATTATAGAAATTAACTAGAGCGTCCATTAATATCTACATATTAGAAAGGATTTAAACCCATTTATCCTTTGTATAATAAACATGAATTTCTCTTTTTTAGCAACACTCCTGGCCATAAGTTTTGTCAAACCAGTCCCGCCCACGGCTTTAACAACATGTAATAACGAATTATGTAATGCGCTCTACATGCCCACGACTGTGCAACTGGCGTCTTGTGATTGCAATGAGACAATGTATACCTATGTGTATCCACCAGGTTATAAGGAGATATATATTAACTATAATATGAGTTACCCAATTAGCCTCGATTTTTATCAAAATAGTACATTGATTGGCAGTTGTCCAGAAGACACATTTTGTGATCAACACGTTATACTTGATCCAAATTGCGAGTTCACTTCTATTATTATTGATGGCGATGATGCTACCGATGATGCTACCGATGATGCTACCGATGATGCTACCGATGATGCTACCGATGATGCTGACGCTACAGACGATAACAAAAATCGATATGATATATTGGTTTATTGATATATTTAATAAAGTTAAAACCCTTATTATATATATATTTACTATATACTAAGTTGTAATGTTAGATACTATTTCATATTATTTGTTAATAATTTATTACGAAGTACGTTTTTTGTTTGAAATTATGATGATATTTTGCAAACAATACTATAACAATAGTGGATCATTAAGTGATATTTTATACAATTCATTATGTATTTATGGAAATCATAATAATTTTCGAATTGTCAATACTGGAGTAGGTAAATATATAAGTGTTCAAAATAAAGACACCCAAACATATAGTATTGCATTAAATTTCGGTTCATACGATTATATGGGTATGACAAACAAATTATACAATCGCGAACATTTAGTAGATTTATATGATAAATATCAAATTCAAGCAGACCCGGAACTTATAAATAAGCTAGAAAACAAAATAACCGAATTCTTAGAAAAGAATACAGATATCAATGACACTATTGTGATTAATGGAGGTTATCAAGCAAATTCTCTCTATTTACCATTAATATTGGAATCCTATGATCTGGTTTTATCAGACTCGGACAATCATGCTTCCATCATAAAAGGCTTGAAACGGTCATCCAAGATACAGAAAAAAGTATTTAAACATATTTCAGAATTGGAACAGCTATTAAAAACTATGCGTATAAATTATAAAAACATTATTGTAATTGTGGAAGGGATTTATAGTATGCAAGGTTCTATTTTAGATTTAAATAAATATCTTGCATTAAAAAAAATATACGGATTTCATCTCTATATCGATGAGGCACATAGTTGCGGTTCCTTAGGACATAACCAAGGGGGGATATGCGATTACTACGGTTTTAAATCCGATATGGTGGAATATTTGATGGGTACTTTTTCGAAAACTTTTAATTCGCATGGCTCGTATATATGCGGACCTACTAATGTCATTAATAAATTGAAAACTTACCGCAATAATAAGGGCTATAATACGTATCCGGCGGTATCAACACAACACGTCTTGTCGATTTATGAGTATTTAGCAAATAACCATCTAGCAGTGTATAGACAAACGAATGACTTGATTACCTATGCCTATAATTCTATTATTACAAAGACGGGTTTAAAGGTAATTAGTAATCCAAGCTCGCCGGTGATATGTATACAAATAACTTATGGACAATTACAGCGCGTTACGCGATATTTTATCAAACATAATATAGCTATAGTATGCATTGGGTATCCGGCTGTTAAATTACCCTACAGTATTATTCGAATATGCATATCAACGGATCATACCTACGATGATATAGATTATTTAGTCTCCTGTATCATGTTAAACGCCGACATGTCGAAACTTGTGTTGCCTGCGAGAGAAACCCTGCAAATAGTGGATAATTCCTATGTTACAAATAAACCCATTAATTACACTTTGACGCATTTGAGCTTTGGTACTTCCGGACCCCCGGCTTTTTTTGGCTACTTAGCATTTACTGTATTATTAGAGGAATTAGTCAGTTCTATTACTAAAAAAAATACTACACTGTGCTTACCTCATGCTACTTCGGGTTATTACGATATATTTGAAAATATAGTGAAAAGATATGGGTATGTATATATATGCGTTAAGAATACCATTGATCCCTTTATATTAGAATGTATTAAACATCTTACTACGTGTAAAATCGTAAATGAACATGATAACATTGATAAAAATACTACACTTTATATTGATTATGAACCCACTGCTAATAAAAAACATTGCTTGAAAATTATGACAGATTTTAATACTAATACTAATATTGCTAATTATACCTTTGTAATTGGCTCATTTGAACAACTATGTAAGGGTATGGGATGTTTTTTATCCTACGATGAACATGAATATAGCCCGCTCCGCAAAAGGACAGTGCATTCATCTTATGTTTTCTCTGCGACTTTACCGGCGTATATAATTCACCATAATATTAGAGAGATATCAAATCAAATTTGTTAATATAATAGTATATTTATTATATCAACTTGTGCCTGTTTATCAACTTGTGCCTGTTTATCAACTTGTGCCTGTTTATCAACTTGTGCCTGTTTATCAACTTGTGCCTTTAATCGCATGTGTCGTTTTATTCATTAGAAAGATATTATTCGGCTGTACGGAAGCATTATACTCTATTTTATGCTGTTGACACCATGTAATGCATTTTTGTATATTATATTTTTTAATGACTTCGAGTTTATCATATTTACTATTATCAATTAAATTTAGGGTTGTCCCGATGTTTTCTACTTGCTGTTGTCCGAAAATAGCATTATATTCTTCTATCTTGTTGATAAAGTAATAGGGTAAATTAAATTGAAACAACGAATTTATTATATGTGGCTGTTTAACTGTATGTTGATCTGGTTCTGACTGTGTATCATGTTGCATATGGGCAATTATTTTAAAGAGCGAATTTATCAAATCATGCCGTGCTTTCTCGTCCAATTTAAATTTTTTACATATAATATATTTCTCCGAGTTTGCATAACGACTGGTATGCGGTTTAACAAAATGAACCGTTTCATAAATATTTGACAGCAAGAAAATTATATCCAACGAAATTTTACTAAAAGTATCAAACATTTTAATTATAAAACTGCCTCCTATTTTCTGTAAAGCTATTGCGAAACTCACCTGGCAAATAATAAGCGCCGCACTCACCATTTCTTGCGAATGATAATGAACCGAAAAATCAAACCCGCCGTCCCCTGTAATTAAATCGAATTGGCCTTTATAATTTTTAAAACAATGAATTAAATTCCGCGCATTCATTAAATCGCCTTTGCCGTCGAGGCCTTTTTCAATGATGACATTGGGATTCTCTTCCAAGAAATTTTTACTCTTGCGCCAACCGGGGACATTTTGGTTATGTTCTTCCAGTAAAGTCATCCCGTAATAGTAGTCGGCGGGATTTTTCCGTAAAAAAACCATCGCTTCAATAAATCCCCCGGGTCCTTCGGCTAAATGAAAGGTTTTACACTTATCCGCGGGTAAATCGGCTAAAATATTTAACATATTTGACATTTCGATCATTTTAAAAAAAGAACGGGATAAGGGTTTATATGCACAAATCGATTGCCGGGAATTAGGGACGGTCGTGTGAATAAATTCATAGGGATTCGTGTATTTTTTATATTTATCCCAGGACATTTCACATTCATCAATTTGTGCCTTTAAGGTGTTTAAGTATTTATGTAGGGTTTTGTTGATGATGACTTTTCCGGTGTTATTATTTGTATTTATATTAGCATTAGCATTAGCGTTAGCGTCAGCATAGGTCGGTACGATATATTTATGTAATTCTGTGGTATATACAATTGAAGGTATTAAGTAAGCGCTCATTAAGCAGGTAATTACATATAGAAGATAGTATTTAAACCTCTTTCACCAACCTTTTACCAACCTTTTAAAAAAAGGTTGAACCAAAATTACACCAAAATTACACCAAAATTACACCAAAATTACACCAAAATTACACCAAAATTACACCAAAATTACACCAAAATTATACCAAAATTACACCAAAATTACACCTGTCCAGCGGTTGGTTTTGGTTCAACCTTTTTAAAAAGGTTGGTTGGTTGGTTTAAAAGTCTGCTACCAGTTTCAACACCTTCTTTGTCTTGCCTTTGACTTTTACTGCCGAGGCCGCCGGCGCCGATGTGTCTTTTACTGTAGCCAAGACTTCTTCCTGTGCCCGTTTCGTCACCTCTTCTTCCGCTTTTTCTTGTAACGCCGTGCGATTGGTTAAACCCAAAAAGACATTTTCACTATCGACTTTGCGCACTTTCTTATATATAAAGTAGCGATTAAGGAAAGAGATCTGACGCTCACCCGCACTCATATTCGCCGCTTCTCTCATTTCCGTCGCTAACCGAGGATTTCGTTTCAAGTCATTATTCATTTGCATAAACAGATCCGTAAATAAACCCGTGCTTTGATTGATGGCGGCTCCTTTTAATTCTTCTTTTCGCAATAAGACAAATCCGTAATTCTCCATGAGTTGCGTTAAATAATCATAATTTACTAAATATTCACGAAAGGTTTTATTAATCGATTCTTGATACACGTCAATACCATAGCCCAGGCAACTAACATTATCCTCAAATTCATTGCGGTTATAACGTTTGGTGACTTCCCAGATTTTTGTTGCTTCTGTGCCTGTCCCTTCGACAATAGTCGTGCTCTCATCTTCTTTCACTTGTTTCAACATATTAAACATGACTTTACCATCGTAACTCGTGCCAATAAAGTAGCCCCCGACTTTGGTGACCTCCGATACATTCCGCAAGAAATTCTGTAATGTATCATTCGTTTCAAACATATAATGGATAGCAAACTGAATCGAGCAAATATCGAAGCCGTCTTTCCCTATCCCGTATTCTTTATAGACCCCTTGTCCCAGTTCCTTGGCGTCTTTTGCCCCTTCCCCGAAAACCGCTTTGGTAATTTGCTTATCTTTCTCCGAATACATTGCCTGGGCAGTGCGAATATTCACGCTGGAACTGCCGTTCACAAAGAGGGCATCCGGAATGTTTTTAAAATTGCGCTTATTCTTCAAAAATCGCGCACATGCACCGTCTAAACGATTTTGAATATTGTCCTTGGATATATCGATTCCAAAGACGAACCGGAGATTCGCGCTAATCCATTTTGGGAAATCACCGCCTTTACCCACCGCTAAATCGATGAGGGTATCGCCTCTTTTGGCTACACTATTGAGTAAAGATTTTTTCACATAACGGTTATGAAAATCCCGCAACGCTTGGGTGCTCGTTTTACTGGAGGTGCGATTATAATAGACATCATCATCTCCCGTAAGCTCCTCCGGAATGTTGACGCCTAAAGTGATCATTTCTTTCGTAATCGGGTTATGAATGGTACGCCAATTGCTGTTGGCCACGTGATAGGCATTGCCAAAATTCTTGATACCGGCCCGGAGTTCTGTCGTTTTATCGTAGCGGACTTTTAAGGGTTGCCAGCGCCACTGTTCCTCCTTGGTCACATCATAACTAAATTCTACAATCATATTATCTTCAATGACTTCCTTGTTCGAGGTCAGCATGACTTTTTCGTCGTTTTGACTCGGTTCTAAGAGAATATTCGCAATACCCGCCTTGGCGTCCGAGGGCTGGGTTGGGTAGAATTGCACCGGTTTATAACTATCTTCGTCATCATCCTCTTTAAAAACGGGTACTTTATCTTCAATGACATCTTGACAGGGATTAATATAACCGTGTTTCGGATTATTCTCGTCAAACCCCACCCGTAAAATCACGGTCTTGTATTGGGTCAGTTGCGTGGCTTGCGCAACGTTGATACCCGTTTCGAATTTATTCCCCACATAATCACTGCCATTGGCCATCTTCTTTACGCTAATTAGGAAATCGATAGTATTCTGTTCGACCGGCTTCCATTTAAAGGAATATTCCCAGGTGGTTTTCAGGGGCTTCACTGTTTCGCCGACTTTATTCGCACTGACCCCTAAATGTGCGGGTGTAAAGATGAGACCATCCGTATGGTATTCAAAGAGGCCGTCCGCGACTTTTTGCAATATCATATCGCACCCTTGAAAGATGGTTTGGTTTTCGTCCCCGGAATAAAAGGTTTTATGTTCGACCCGTAAAGGACTCGGTAAGGGGGTCGCGGATTTCTTATTTTTCACGACGGATTCCGGTAGTAACTTTTTAATGACGTTCACCAATACAGGCAAACGGAAGATTGTGGGTACGTTGTCTTTTTGGCTTGCTGTGCCTGTACCTGTGCCTGCCGTGGGAATAAACGCCTTCATGCGGAGATTTTCCCCTTTCAGATAATAGATATCAAACGCCGTATAGAGATTAATAAATACGCGGTCTTTGTTATACAAAATGTGTTCCCCGTCGAGTAAAGTATTGAATAAATCTTTGTTGCGTGTCACGGCGCCGGTAAATTGGACTGCCATATTGGTATTGATTAAATAGATTTTCCCCGACGCGGGGGCGATGTAGAGCAACTTCCGGTCCCCGTCGGCTTTATCTGTCACAGTATAATTAAGGCGAATATTGGGCACGTCCATATTACCGTTGAGAGGCATGATATTTTGCACCTCGAGGGTATAAGAGGAGGGACCGACGAAATTCTTGGGGACTACACGCAACATCTCCAAATCGCGTTCGGTCACCGGTTTTCTTTCTTTCTTTTCGGGGTGCCACAACAATTGCATATATTCGTAGAGCACCAATTTCTGTTCACTGTAGGCCACAGGATAATTGGTCTCTTGTAAACCCGCCAAGACATATTTGATCACTTGGTTGAGGGCATTTTGTAGTAAGGTCGGCGTACTAAACGGCGTACCAATACCCACCATAGAATTCATGCATTCAATTTCTATTTCATATTTATCTGTGCTGAGTAAAACCCCCGAGTCTTGAAAATTGTATTCCGGCACATAACTCTTCCCCTGTTTTTTCGATTCCTTCACAATACTCAAGTCGACGATAAAGGGGAAATCAGGGTGCTTTAAACTGTACCGGTTCAAGTATCTAAAGGTTTTCTTATTATCGTTCCATTTTTCTAATAAATCTTTCACCATATTTGCACTAGATGTGAGCTTATGTTCACTACTGAGGGCTAAGCGAAAGTTGAAATCGTCGACATTCACTGGATAGACGGGTTTATGATTTTGTTTGTAACCTTCTTTTTGTATAAAAGCTACACCGCCACCGACAATGCCGTCTAAACGGTTACTTTTACAATAAATTTGCACATTGTGGAGACCACTGATTTCCGTCCGGAGGTTGGAGAGCCGGACTTCGCCTGTGGTTATATCGGTGTATTCATTTTGAATGCGTAAGAGATATTTGTTGCTGTCCGGTGCCGTGAACCCGTGCGATAAGAGACCTTGAATAACCTGCCCATATTGGAGTCGATCGATAGGTTTAATGCCTCGTGTTCCAAACTTTACTTCTAATTCGAGTTCGGTATTGGCGCTGACTTTAAATAAATCGTCTAAATAAACTTTAATAAGGTTATTTAAATTCGCCATTTGTATATATTTATAACTGATAATATTTCTATTAGGTTTATTCAATTTTATAAACAACCTTTTAGAAAAAGGTTGAACCAAAAAACCCAACCGATGGAAAGGTTGAAACGAAGTAGATTGAACCAAAAAACCCAACCGATGGAAAGGTTGAAACGAAGTAGATTGAACCAAAAAACCCAACCGATGGAAAGGTTCAAACGAAGTAGATTGAACCAAAAACCCAACCGATTGAAAGGTTCAAACGAAGTAGATTGAACCAAAAACCCAACCGATGGAAAGGTTCAAACGAAGTAGGTTGAACCATAACCAACCGATGGAAAGGTTCAAACGGAGTTGATGTGTAGTTTCTGAAAAATTATACATACTCTTAACAACAACCATATAATATAAAATTGATTTATATATATAATCAAAAGTAATACATAAACAATGAATAATACAATGAATTTCACCGGTGGGATGGCTGATTTTATGCAAATGGACTACAATATGATGTCCTATAAATTTATTCCTATAACTAATCTTATACCTACCGCTTATCCTATGTCAATGATGGACTATCATAATTTTACAAACGAAGCAATGATATTATTTTGCATATTATTACTGGGTCTGTGCAATTATAGTACACCTAAACCGTTTGATGGCAAATACGATGATGAATATGATGAAGGCGAGCATTATGAAACAACACAACCAATCAAAAAGGAAATATCATTTATTAAAAGAACCTCATCGCGTATACTTAGTAAGCACCCGCACCCTTATGTCTTGTGCATTATTGATATGCAACCGGACGAGTTTGATAATGTAAAAATTGTTATAAAAAATGTGCTAAAATTAATTCGACAAGCTAAATTAGCGAAAGCATTTGTGGTGGTTGCGCAATATACAAATGCCGGTGAAACACATATGGCAATAAGAAAGGCACTTAAAAATTACCCTTACAAAGCCTATGGTTGGCATAATAAAAATAATAAAAGTCGGATAATTCAAACCATATTAAATGATCGGAAGATTTTTACCCGGGAGTTGAAAGTATGTGGGGTGAATACAGAGTATTGTGTGTGGGCAACAGTAAATGGTTTAGCTCGGAAATATGGCGTGCCGATAAAAGTTATTGAATCGGCATGCAATGGCACGGATAGGATTATTGTGGAGGCTTTGGAACATATGCGGACGACGTATAAAAATGTGGAAGTCATATAATGTTTTATATATTTATATATTTATAAAAAAATTTGCTACATTCTGCTTCTTTAAAACAAAATTGATTTGTTTTTTATTATTAATATTACAGTAATATTATAAAAATGTCGCTCATGAAAAAAAGTCAAAAAGTAATGATTTCCACAGTGCAAACCCGGGCGATGATTATTGCAGATAAACAGGTCAAAAAAGAAGCAGATAAAAAAGCAAAAGAGTTGGAGAAAGAAAAAAAAGCTCAGGAAAAATTTGCCGAGAAAGAAAAGAAGAAACAGGAAACCTTAATGAAAAAATTGAAAATTGCAGAGGAAGCAAAAGCGAAGCGGGAAGAAGATAAGTACACCCCCGATATTTTAAGAGTTAGATATACAATGTACCGTGATATGCACATTGCCACGGCGAAAATAATCGAAACTACTGGCCTTCCAATTCGGCACCAAAATCCTCCCGAAGATATTAGTGAAAATATTGCCAAATTTATAATTCAAAATTTTCAAAATGATAGCTCTTGTAAGTGGGCCAAAGCAATTGGAAAAAAAGGCGATCTCTCGTCGGAGAAATATAGTGCTTCGCAACCACCGGAGGTTAAATCATTCACCTCGGATGGTCCATCTTCCTTTGGCCCCAAGAAAAAATTTGGTGGTATATATTTCTTAGATATGCGGAATTGGTTAACTGATTCGTTCATCTTATGGTACGTTAATTTGACTGACGAATCGCCTGCATGGAAAAACTTAAAAATGAATAAAAAACAGACCAATCAAGAACAGTGCGATGAAATGCGACGTCCGCATATTAGTTGGGACAAAATATACCCACAAGTGAGTGAGCATTGCGAGAAAGTTTATGAAGGCACATTTGAGGGTATATTCAAAACAACCTTTTAAGAAAAAACAACCTTTTAAGCAAAAACAACCGATGGACAATGTTCATTTTTTATTGTAATTTGGGTGCAACCTTTTTTAAAGGTTGGGTGGTTTTGGTGCAACCTTTTCTTAAAAAGTTGCGAGAATATCCTCATACAGATCTTTTTTCAATTTACTTTTACCGTTACCCTGTTTTAAGGGTATTTCCAACATTTCGCAAATGTCCTGTAATTCTTTCAATGTATAAGCCGATGGTGCTTTCAACGGTTTTTGCGCATTTTCAATAAACCAATGGGTGTTTTTAATTTGTGCTAAGTCGACTTCTTCTTCATAAAGTAAAGCATGTTCTTTTTTATTGGTTTTTTTAATAATACCCTTTGTATCGTGGCCGTATAGAAACTCGCAATATTTCTTACCATAAATATACGTAATCGATACATTATACACGAGACACAATACCTGTAACCCTTTTAAACTAATTTGCTCCTTATTGACCAACTCATCTTCCACTTCATTAATTTTCAATTTTAAATCTTTGATTTCTTGTTTTATTGTTCTCATCTTCTCTACGGTGCTGATTTTGAAAGCTTTTTCTACTGCGTAAGAATTTGTGCGATTCATTTCATAATCACTGAAACCTTTCAATAATACATAAAAACACCAAAACATTTTGTCTTTTTGAAAGGGGATAAAGGCGTATTCTTTAATAGTAACAGGTGCTAGTGTAACAGGTGCTAGTGTAACAGGTGCTAGTGTAACAGGTGCTAATGTATCAGGTGCTACTTTTATAACCGGATCTACCTTTATAATAGGCTCTACCTTTATAATAGGTTCTACCTTTATAATAGGTTCTACTTTTGTAACTGGTTCTACTTTTGTAACTGGTTCTATACACCTTTCTAACTCTATAAGTGTTTTATTGTAATTCAACATATTTTTACTTGAAAACATATATTGTTCCAAATCTTTTAGAATGGCTTTAGCTGTAAGCATGGGACTAGCTGTAAGCATGGGACTAGCTGTAAGCATGGTGTTCATTTATCGCTATATAATAATATTGATAACCTTTATTATGATTTAACAATATTATTTCAGTTATGAGTTTCACTTAACACTCCGTTTCACTTAACACTCCGTTTCACTTAACACTCCGTTTCACTTAACACTCCGTTTCACTTAATACTACGTTTCGTTTTTTTACTATATTTACTCTTCTTCCCTCTTGTCTTTTTTTTATTTGTATATTTTCCCCGCTTTCTTTTGGTAAATTTACGTTTTCGATTTATCTTCTTCTTTGTGTATTTACTGCCTCCTGCTCCAGGCGACCATTCTCTCGGCTTATATACAGGCGATGGTGAAGAAGACATATTCAATCTAGGTGATACATTTTGTGTATTATTTATTTCATTAAATGGTGAAGGTGAAGGAGAAGGAGATGGTGAAGGAGAAGGTATTTTTTCTAAGAATTCTGTTACGGGTTCTATTATATTGTCTGTAATTAACTCTTTTGTTTGTTCGAGTAAAGTTTCTTCTTCTTTAATATCTCTCTCATTATTTGTTAACGTATTCAAAAATGTAGCTCTAATTTGGTATAATTCTGGGAATTTTTCTTGTAATATATCCACAAGTGTTATATTCTCTGGTAAAGCAGATTCATAAGTACTTACATCATTATCTTTCATAATTCTATCAGAAACACGTTTATATAACGTCAATAATTCATCATGTATATTTTTTTCATTAATAGAATCATCATCAATTAAGCCTTCTATTAAAATCTTTGAAAGTATGTCTTTATTTTTATCATTTGAAAATAATAACGATAGATCAGTATCATCATTTGTATAGTCAAATGCTTTAGTTCGATTTATAACGTAGGCAATTGTATTAAACATGGAATCACTCATATCTGGTAAAGCGCCGACCTCTGGTAAAGTGCCGACCTCTGGTAAAGTGCCGACCTCTGGTAAAGTGCCGACCTCTGGTAAAGTGCCGACCTCTGGTAAAGTGCCGACCTCTGGTAAAGCGCCGACCTCTGGTAAAGCGCCGACCTCTTGCAAAGCACTATTTCCAAATAAAAATAAATTATTCAAAAACATAGTTATGATAATTATTTCATATAACGTATCAAAAGTAAAATTACCTTCATACATTTGAAAAATCTTATTTATTGTATTTTTTAAAAATTGCACAGTTATTAATTCATCGGTTAAATCTACATTTAATATTTTATCTTCATTATTATTTTCAGATATGATATTCTCAATATAAATTTTCAAATTTCTTAATATAACAAAAATAATAAATAAATCATGGCCTGATTGACTGCAAATATCACTAGATAACATCCGTAATGCTTCAATTTTTTTAGAATCAGAATATGTTTTAAACTCCTCTGTAAATTTAGAAATAAGTGTATTAAATTGTTCTTCTTCATCTTCTTCTTTACCTCCCCCGCCTTGTCTATAATAAATTCGTTTTAATGGACGTAATCTATAAGATATTATTACAGAATCATATATATTTGGTACGTTAAAAAATCTAGAATTAGCTAGATAAGAATTGATTACTAATATAACATTTCCATCATCATCTAATGATGTATATTCATTAAAAAAACTCATTGAATCCGATATAATAGGTGTCATATGTTCCATTGATTTCATTTTTACATCGTCATCTGGACCTGCTCCGCCTGTATATATAATTTCTGTATTTCCTTCTATTATATTATATCCATGCACTATTTGATTTGTTGAATTCAATGTTTCCGCCATAGTATTGTTTAAAATTGTATCATTCATCATGTTATTATCTCTATCAGCATTAGGGAGATTTTCTAATGATATAGGGATCAAATCATTAAAAAGATCCCCTTGATTTATACGTTTTATAAGTTCAACGGTTAAATTGAATGTATTAGCTTTATAATTTGGGTCTATTCCTGGTTTATTAGTTGTGCCCATCAACTTCGTAATAACATCATATAACAATCTTCTATCGGTAACGTCGATGTATTGAATACAATTAAACATTATCGCATAATCAACTACATTCTTAGCTGTTTTGGAAAATATCTGAACTCTTCCGGATGCCCGTCTATTCCATAACCAATCTTTGCTTGATAAATATCCAGCGCGTTTTTCTAAAAGTCCATCAAATTTTGTTTGTTCTTCAAAATATGCCTTGACTTTTAATATAAAATTATCTTTTATATTTTCTGTTGTAGCGACGACATCTTGAATTGGGAGTAAATAAAATTGTTTAAATATTGCATTTGCATCTTCAAAAGCTCTATTAAATTGTAATATATTATCATTTGTTATTGTATTATTAAATTCGGAACAAATTTGTATTAAACGTGTTACGTCAGAATTAAGTAATGTAAAATCACCCAATTTATTACACGCTCTCACTACTTCTAATAGTTGCGTTGAAATTATTTCATATTCTGGTTTTAATTCCTGATGTATAGAAAAACGTTTAATAAAGTTACTAATCTCACCTTCGATTCTTTTTATACTTGCAGAAAGGTTACCATGTAAATCAAGTAGAACGTTTGTCCTTAACTCATTGTATTGTTCTAGTATGGTTTTTAATGTGCTAAACTGCGTAACGTATATTTCGGATAATTGCCCTGATACTGGTAGTGATACTGGTTCTGGTAAAGGCCCAACATATTTTGAATATAATATTTCCCACATTTCTTTTCCACCATCTAATCGTTGATTTTTAAACACAAATAATTTAGTATTCACGTCTTCAGTGCCAACGCCCTCATGCATAGTAAATAAAACATTGATTCCCATTCGTAAACAATACGCCACTAGTACCGTATCATGAGTTAAAACATATCTTGGATTACTTTTAAGTAACAACTCCTTCACAGGCATTTTTACTCCTTTCTCGTCAATCTGTGTAAAATTACATTCAAACGAGGTTGCGCAAAATAATCCTTGTAATACGTCTCCACTATTTTTTCCTTGAACACGTGTATTCAATTCAAATATTCTATTGTTCCTTTCAGCTGAACCCACTGCCTCCTTGCCAATTTGTTTATTTAAATCAACCATTGCTGACATGACTCGAGCGTTACTATTATTAACCCCACTATCTTGAATAGTAAACGGATTCCCTTTGTATTGACCTATAAAAGGACAAGTAAATTCAATATTTGTTTTAAACTTACTAGTTTTTAAGCATTTTTTTTCTAAATTTCCTGTTAATTTTACATCATAGGCTGAATGAAAAAAAGACCACATGTTTGGTTTGCCTGGTGCTATTTGTCCTTGTCCTACTCGGGGAGGAACCTGATATCTACTATAACAATGAACATTTTCTCTATCAATATCTGAGCCAGAGGGATTACTATTTTCAATCCATGTATTTAAGGTAATACCTTTTGTTGGACCTCCCATTTCAGTGTTTAATTTGCCGGTACTGTTCGCTTTTCCGGCCGGATCATTTTCTGTGACATTTCCAAATAAGTAATTTAAACTAACCTGTGGACTTGATGGACCCGTTTTACATGCTGTTTTGAAATGTCCACCATCAAAATCTTCAACAATAAATGCATTCTCAAGACCTAGACCTAATTTTGTTATTAGTGTCTCACCATCAATGCTTTTAAATTGTGTTTTTTTTTTATCACTTCCTGTATTTAAATAGCATGATGATACGGTATAACGTTGTAATTCTACAAAAGGTTCTGTTGCTGGTCTATCCCATTTATCACCACTCTGTTGCTTTGTTTTATAATAACCCGCTCCAAAAGTTAATGAATGTTCAGCATTTATGTCATTTGGCTTATTAAGGTTGTTTTTATCATTTCTCGGGATTAAATTGTTATCATTTTTCAAATATTTTTTTAAAGATCTATCATCTTTTGTCATAGCAGGAGTAAAAAGAAAGCCGTCAGGATAAACAATATCATAAAAATTATTGTCTTCGTCTTTAGGAATACCAACAAATATATCATTCTCAATTGCTAACGGAGGAATAGTATCGCATTTACCATTTAGTCCATTGACTGAACAGGGTAATCCAGTGTTAAGATTCACGGAAATATTCGGATAATCGCCAGCATTTCCTGCTTTAAGTCCTTTATCAATAACCCCATCTAAATCGTGTTTTGCATCTTTTCGTTTCAATCTGTTCATACTAAAGACATAAAATTCATCACTACATGCAAAATTATCGGGTAAATTGTTTGTTTTTGTAGGTTCTAGTATTGGCATTTCTTTTGGTGGTAAAACAGGCGCTACATCCATTGGCGCTCCTGCTGGTTCTCCCATTATTGTATCTTCCATATTATATTGTAATATATTATTTCAATATAACTAAACCTCTTAAGAGAAAAACTCCTGTTCAATCTGTTCTTGTTTATCTTCTATATTGTGTAAGTGTTTTTGTTGCACATCCACGTAATGTAAAAAATCCTCCAATTGTTTCATTACATTATCGTCTTGTTCTGTTAAATTAATAAACACTCCGTTATTGTTTTCGTTCATAGTAATTGTCGGAATCTTCGATAGCATGCGCAGGGCTTCTATTTGGTGATGTTTGGTTAAGGCTTCTATTCGTTCTTTAATTTCCGTTTTGCTTAGCATGTTATTTCTTTAATATAATATTATATGTTTATATGATTTTTATTATTCTTCTACTATTAAATTTTTTTTAATAGGGGCTTTTTTCGTTACTGGTTTTTTTAATGATGCAGGCTTGCTACTGGCTGAACTTGCCTTGCTACTTTCTGAACTTGCCTTGCTACTGCTACTGGCTGTTCTTGGCTTGATACTGCTACTTGGTGGCTTAACATATTGTTGCTTTTCCGGCAACAGTTCCGCAATCACCGAAATATATTTATCATTTAATTCGAACCGCTGACCAATAACCTTGACCATAATTTCATCATTTTCTTTCACTTCGGAGAAATAGGGGGTGCTAAAATGATGATCCCGGGCAACAAAGATAACCACTGGACTGGGTGAATCATTTGTTTCGGCGCGAATACCGGCCTTGGTAATATTCTTTGCAATACAAGTGATATTCATGCCTTCGACGGGGGAGCAGATGCTACATTCATAGGCGACTTCGAATGTGACCATGGAGCCACGAATTAAACCACTGGAATATGTCATTATTTTTGTCGAGCCGTTCTTTACAAAGCCTTCCACAATACACTTCCCCTCGATATCCGAGGCAATCATCTTTTCCAACGTCTGTTTTATATTATTACCGATATTTTGAATATTGACATGAATTTTCTTGGTGATGAGCGCATTGGTGAATAAAGTGGATTTATCTAATGCAGAAGCCATTTGTTTGGAAGTATAAGCCATACTATATACTATAAAGTTTAAATTTTTAAATGCATTCAATTTTATAATAAACAACAACCTTTGAAAAAGGTTGCACCAAACCTACAACCTTTGAAAAAGGTTTCACCAAACCTACAACCTTTGAAAAAGGTTGCACCAAACCTACAACCTTTGAAAAAGGTTTCACCAAACAACAATCAAACTATAAATAATATATATTGAACAAAAACCTCATCAAATTGACTAAATTAACGCGAACTAATTAAATATAAAATTGAAAGAAACTAATATAAGCATTAATCCATAAACAAATAAAATGGAAGCCTATACAAAGAAAACGCGCGATGAACTAGTCGTAATTTGTAAAGAACGGAAAATTAAAGGTTATAGTGGTATGAAAAAAGACGACATAATTAAATTATTACACACACCTAGTGTGAATGTAGCGATTAATACAAGTGATAGCAATGATACAAGTGATTTAAAAATGATTGATTTATTTGCTGGTACCGGAGCATTTACCCATGCATTTGAACACACTGGAAAAGTTAAATGTATTTTTGCAAATGATATGGTGGAATGGTCCAAAGGAATTTATGACGAAAATTTTACACATAAACTTAAACTTGGTAATTTGAATGACATAAAAACCGAAGAAATACCAAAACACGATATTCTAACGGGCGGTTTTCCGTGCCAACCCTTCAGTATTGCAGGGAAACAAGAAGGTTTCCAAGATGAACGGTCAAACGTATTTTGGAAAATTTTAGCCATCATTGATAAGCATAAACCACCCTGTGTTGTTCTAGAGAATGTTAAAAATTTAGTAACGCACGATGAAGGAAAAACGTTTGACACAATTAAGAAAAACTTAATGGACCGGGGCTACCATATTCGGTTTAAAGTGCTGGATACCGCGGAAATTACAGGCATACCGCAACACAGAGAGCGAATATATATTGTCTGTATAAAATCTAAGGAAGTATTTGATAAGTTTACGCTAGATTTTCCCCAGATACCAAAGGCTCAAATATCAGCTTTATTGGAACCTAATGTTCCCGAAAAATACTATTATACAAATAAATCGTCTACATGGGACTTGGTGAAAAGTAGTGTTATAAAAAAAAACACAGTCTACCAATATAGACGGGTTTATGTTCGTGAAAATAAAAGCAATGAATGTCCAACGTTAACCGCGAATATGGGTGGAGGTGGACACAATGTACCATTAATCCTAGACGATAAAGGCATAAGAAAATTAACACCACGCGAATGCTTTAATTTTCAAGGGTTCCCGTCATCTTATAAATTACCCAATATGTCTGATACAAATTTATATAAACTGGCGGGAAATGCTGTATCAGTTCCGGTGGTTGAACTTATTGCGAAGCGACTTATACCGTTATTGGTTGCGTAAATATGCCTTCAAACGTGCCTTCATATACTTTAACACATTTATCAGATATTTGCGAATGTATATTATCCCATGATATATGAGGGCGACGTCCTTCTTCACATTGTTCTTCATGTGTCTGAGATTTATTCATTTTTATTTGTTTCCATTCGGGTGATTCATTTGATACATTTACCTTCCATAATATAAATACATCAGCTAACCAGCGTCGCATATCTAAGAAATAAATTACCCCAAACTTTTTTTTGGGTCCAAATGATGACGGTCCATCTGATGTAAAGGCTTTCACTTCTGGCGGTGATTCAATAGTGTATTTTTCTGAATAAATGTCGCCTTTTTTACCAATACTTTTAGCCCATTTACATGTTAGGTCATTATCGTAATTTATTATAATAAATTTCACAATATTTTCTGTTATATCTTCTGGTGGATTTGAATGTCTTATGGGCAACCCGGTTAAACTTATAATTTCGGATAATTCAATATGACCATCTTTAAACCTGTTATAACGTCGTCGTAATATATCAGGTGTATATTTATCATCGTGATTATCTTCCTCCTTTTTATTTGTTAAAACACGTGGTTTTGCAGTAACTATTTTTTTAACGTTAGATGCTTCGCACGATGAAAACGTATCCACTGATGTAGCCATTTTGTTAATATAAATAGTTATTTGTTTATATACTTAATAAACAACCTTTGGAAAGGTTTTAACAAAGCAAGACAATTTTAGAGTTATGATTTGCTGACCCCATCCGGTTGATATTTTTGGTTCAGTCTACTACGTTTGAACATTTCCCATCCGGTTGTTTTTTGGTTCAGTCTACTACGTTTGAACATTTCCCATCGGTTGATATTTTTGGTTCAGTCTACTACGTTTGAACATTTCCCATCGGTTGATATTTTTGGTTCAACCTTTTTCTAAAAGGTTGTGTTAAAAGGTTGCATTTTCTATATCCACCAATAGTGCCTCCTCCGGGCTTAAAAACCATTTCTTTCCATTCTTGCCTTGAATGTTGTATACCCGCAAAAACATCTCCTGAACCGCGCATGCATGCATATGATTAATCGCTTCCAATTCATCCACGACGCCTTCTTCCGTTTTATTCAAAATTCTATTTCTCTTTTTCTCCTCAATAATATCTTTATATTTAATGTGAATTAAATCGAGATAAGCGCGTAAGGATTCGGCGCCCATTATTTCTTCCATCATTTCGAGCGACTTGCCATAGCACCGCGCTCCCTTATTCCTTTTCTTTACGACCCCATTCAGGGTAAAGACTTTTAATTTAAATACAATATTATTTTCTTCTTTCTTAAAATTGGCCATAAAGCCCACGACACTGCTTAATTTTGTTTTGGGGGGTAAAAAAGTATTTTTCAAGGCCATAATAGGTTTTTCTAAATCATGTTTATCTTCGGGTTCGGCTAAAGACCATTTACCTTTGCTTGGGCCTGCTTTGCTTGGATCTGCTTTGCTTGGGCCCGCTTCGCTTGGGCCTGCTTTGCTTGGGCCTGCTTCGCTTGGACCTGCTTCGCTTGTCATATACAACTCTGCCGTGCCTTTATTCGACATTAATAATCCGGTTAAACCTTTATTTGTTAGAGTATCTTTTAGTAAGTAACGTTTGATACTTTTAACAAAATCATTATCTTCTACTTGAGAGCTTTGTGTTGATAATAACAACATTTTCTCCTCAAATAATAACTCGTCGCATATATGCGCTATTAAAGCTTCTAATATTATCCCCCGATCGAAACCCATTTTTACCATTTCATCAATCACTTCGCTACAGGCTTTATACCAATTCTCTTCACCGCGTTTGGGTTTATTTGGTACAATCGCTAAATTATAATTAAACTTCATTTTTTCCAGTAACAGTTGCACGGGGCTAAGTGCGGTTGCTTCTTCTGTAACTTTCTTTCCCTTGACCGGTTTTACTTTTGATTCTGTCTGTGCTTGTGCTTGTGCTTGTGCTTCTGCTTGTGCTTGTGCTTCGCTTGCTAACAAATCTATATTAATCGTGTCATGTTTATATTCCACCGGCATCGAGCGGTCCAGTAAGCTAATATGTGTATTCGTCAGTTCCAGCGGTTGAAAGAGATATAAATCCCCAATATTTACCAGAGTACCTAAGCGCCCATATTTATCCGTCAGGTATTCATTTTTATCTTCGATCAATTGATTTAAAGCGGCGTTGATCTGCATCAACGGATACGTTTTTTGCGCATTTAATAAAGTGACCAACTGGGTTTTCCGATAAAAGAAGCGCTCTTTGAATAATATTTTAATCTTATAAATGATTTTATCGTTATTTTGCATAATAAAGGCTTCGCTATAAGTCTCATTATTTATCAGATCTTCCTCTTTTAAAGTTGCCGCCGGTTTACACGTATAGCTACATTTTTTCATATAATCGCATGTGGCCGAATACGGTTTGTCGCCAATTTGATACTCGAGCGTGCCGCCACTGGCTAATTCGAGTTGGACGGTTTGTTGCATATTCTCCACTGTAAAGTTCCCTTGTTGGTAATTCAAGATGCAATCGACGGCGATTTCTTTAATTAGACGACTGACATTGCCAATTTGTATCGCTTTTAATTCTGCCAGACGGTACACATATAAATCTACGGCTTCATCTCTCTTCCCGGGTAACAACGTCCCGTATAAATAGATCTCCACATTGCGTAGCAAAAATGGCAAATCCTTATGACTGCACGTCCGGACGGCGCGCCCGATAATCTGTTCAATGCGGTTCATATTATACCACGGGTCCAATATATGCACCTGCCTGATAAATTTCAAATCTAATCCTTCGGACCCGGCCAAGGATATTAAGACCACTTTCACTTGTTCTCCGTTTTTATTATTCAAATCAGTAATCAGGCTAATATCTTTGGCGTTATCGGGGGATAAACTTTTGTTCCCTGTAATCATGACATATTTCGCCGGTTGAAACTTATTTTTGCCTGTGCCTTTTTCTATGTCTTTTTTTGTCTTATAAGTTATCGCATCAATTTTCTCGGGCGGGTTTTTGAGTAAAGATTTTACCGTACCGGCCCGTGTAAAACCGAGTTCTTCGAGGGCCAAGGCAATGGGCAAAACTCCTCCATCAATATATTCAGAATAAATAAGGATAACCCCCGTCGATTGCAGGACGCGTTCGCAAATGGTCTTGATTTTACTACTGTATTTGCCGATTTCCGACGGCGTGAAAATCTTCCCATAGACGCTGGGTTTATAGTCATAATCGAATTTACTTGGTGGGGACATGGTCTCGGTAAAAGTCATGGTCCTGGCTAATCCGCCGGAGCCCACTAAATCGGCGATATCGATATTTTGCTGTTCATTTTCTACTACTGCGTTTGCTTCTACTGCGTTTGCTTCTACTGCGTTTGCTTCTACTGCGTTTGCTAAAGACAATCTCTCATCCGGATAGACCATATTCAGGGCCTCCAACGGTTTCTGGAGCATGGTATAGCCAAACGCCTCCAGCTGTTCAAAGGCCGTCGTTTTCTTAAAATCCTGCTTCTGTTTCATCTTCTGCAAAACATAATCATAGCCTTTGCTTTGGTATGCGCCAATATCTACTAAATATAAAGAGAGAAATTCCATTTGTTGTAAAAGCGGTTTGCCATTGAGTTGCACTAAAGGGCTCGGTTGTTGAGGAAAGGTATGTGCCGGCGCGAACTCCGCCGGCCACAATTTATACGGAAACGTATAAGGATTTTCACCTCGCACATAAGAGATGTAGCCCGTGGCTTTCCTTATTAATAAATCTTTGCCCACTTCCTCCCCATCTTGTGAGGTTTTAAACGTGCCATTGGCATTAAAAACATCCTTGATTTCGATCGTGGCCCGGCGGTCATTTAAATTCATAATATTCACCAGCCAAATGATTTCCTTGTAGCTGTTGTACATGGGCGTCGCGGAGAGCAAGAGGAGGCGCATATTATCGGCATATTTCACCAGTTTAAACAATTCTTGAGCGACCCGCTTCTTCTCCGTGTTATCATCCGAAATGCGAATATTGTGCACTTCATCAATAATAATGAGCCGATTGCTAAAATTCTGTTTGAGCTTACTCTTAATAATGGCGGCCCGCCGTTTGGGATCGGTAATATCGTCATTTACCACGCTCTTCTTTTGAATATAATTGGCAAACTCCGTGTAACCCAAAAAGACATAATATGTATTGATAATGCGCTTCACTTGCGCTACAATGGTCTCTTTCGTCAAACCTTTCATGTTCATGGGATTAATTTCTTTTAAGAATTTGTTCCCGGTACAGGCGCGAATATTCCAAATACCGTCAATGAGTTTCAGCTTCCGCTCATCGAAGAGCTGGAGTTGGAAGTTTTCTTGCACGTTGGGCGAGGCCACCACAATAATCCGGTTGCTAATATTCATTTGGATCAGATAATCGCGCATTTCTTCGGCGATGCTAATGGCGGAGCAGGTTTTCCCTGTACCTAAACCGTGGTAAAGGAGTAGACTGTTGTAGGGGGTTTGAAAAGAGAGAAAGTTGCGGACAAAGAGCTGATGAGGGGCGAGTTCAAAATCCGCATTACACATGATATCGGCTTCCGCTTCCACGGGTTTCACTTCGCCGTCGTATTGGGTGTCACGAAATTCCTTCCGCTGGGCAATATTAATGTTGAAATTGGGGTCGTTTAAGTTGGGATAAAGATAAGGCATTGTACCTACTACGTTTGCATTAAATTCCGCTCTCTCTTTTAATTCTATTTTGTTCTTTAATTCATTTATTTTTTGTTCGGTAGAAGGTAATTCTTCTAATACTTCCTCGGGGGTGGGCGTTTTTTCTTCTTCAAATACCAATTTTACCGTTGTCTTTTCGCCGGTTAATTTATTGGTTTTCATAGTGCGGATAGGTGACTTTTTTACTACTGCGTTTGTACCTAGATTATTTTTCTCACACTTCCCCGTTATTTTATTCTTTCTGGTGCCTTTAGGACAACGGGTTTTAGGTGGAACAGATTCCATTATATATACACTTTTAAAAAAGTATAGCAAAATAACTAGTGTTTTATATAAAACTACTGTTTAATATAAAATAACTACTGTTTTAATGTAAGTTTATTAACAACACTTGTATACTTTACTAAGTCCCTTTTTGCTAAGGATTCGTTTATTTGCACAATTAGAGTGTTTCTCTCTTCGTCTGTATATTCGTTACCATAAAGCTTCGCAATAATATTCTCCGGATGCAATGTTTCGCATGTAAGCCCGTTGATGTTCATTCTCCCATAGTTTTCTAAAAGGACGTTAAATAAAATCTCCCCATTATACTGTACTTTCTTTATATCCTTTGAAAAGTTTAAGAACCTTTCGGCTGGGACGAGTTGCCCTTCAAACTCAATTTTGTGGTCTTTTGACATAATAGTTTTTTTAGAAGGGATATTTCGTCCTATCGAATTGGGTAAAAAAGAAATTAAATATTTATCGAGGGTCACTGTTTGGGTAATATATTTAATAGATTTTCCTGTAATAGTATGTTTCATTTTATCGAGTTTTTCAATATTTATAACTCCTTGATCGGTCAAAATAGGGGTGCCTGCAGGGAAACAAATATTGCTGGTAGGCGCCGGTCCAGGAATACTTGCAAAAGTATAATTAACAAATTGACTAGAAAAAATCTCAACCATACCCCCCATACAAAAATTAGATTGTTGGTTATTATTTATAGTATAAATTCTTAAATTTGCTGAAAGCAACAACGTCCAATAATTTCCTATATTACTACTAAGATTCAATGAAATACCTGCTTGTATATTATATGGATTAATAGCAAATGAATTGTTTACATTATTGTTATCACAAAATAAAAGATTCGTTGTAGGGTTATTATTTTGATAAAAACTCTGGATTATATTTGTAGTCGTATCTACGCTAAAGTATCCATCAAAAATAGATGAACTTTGATATTGGATATTTATGGAATACCAAGAAAGAGACATTATATATATATACAACATTTTAAAAACAATCTTTTAAAAAAAAGTGTTATAACTATTTAAAACCGTATTCACTTTCCTCAGGACTTCCAGTTTCTCTAAATTATACGGGCGAATGAGTTCCAATGCTCTCTCATATGTGCACCATTCGATTTTGCTTATCTCATTCGCCTGGAAAGCTTTATTCGGCTTTTGCAACAAATCAATTTGTCCTACATAATATTTATGCTTATAGGATTTGTAATTCGAACCCGTGAAAATCTCCTCATACGGCATTAAATTCTGTATCACGTTCACGCAGTGCGTCGGGTAGCCGGTTTCTTCCTCAAACTCCCGCAATCCGCAGATCAAATCTTTTTCCATATTATTATGTCGGCCTTTGGGAAAGCCCCATTCCGGCTCTAACCATTGCGTCTGCACTTCCAAGATAAGCGTTTGTAAACTGTAATTGGCTAAACCGAGTTTCAGGGCTTCGAATTTATCCCGGGCGTTCTTTTCTTCACTACGAAATTGATTACTGACGAAATCTCCCCAGAGTTGGTACCATAATGTATCGAAGTCATTTATAAGTATTTTATCGCGCTCGGCCAGGGTCATCTCCGAGAGGATATTCTTAATATAGAGTTTATTATTGATGGCGTATTTTCCCCGCATAAATTCGATGTAACCGATGGTGTCTTTGCGCCGGATGAGGAGATACTCCCTTTGTTTTTCCGTATTATACCGAAAGGCTATTAAACCCACACTGGTTATGGGAAATTTGCAACTATTAAAAGTGTGTCCACTTATTCCGCAATTATTGCAGTGACTGGAAGTGAAACGGGATGTAACAGGAACTTCACTTGTATCATTGGCTGTATTGGCTAAGCCATTTGCTAAGCTATGTGCATTTGCTAAGCTATGTGCATTGGCTAAAGCAATTTGCGGAATGACATATTTTATGTTATTAACAGTCGTCATGTTATTTGTTCAATCCACGATGTTTTTATATCCTTTATTATAAATGACCTTAAATCCCGAAGTGTGGGGACCCCATTATTGGTTTGTTTTACACACGATAGCTATCACGTACCCCGAACACCCCAACGACGTTATAAAAAAGAAATATTATGATTTTCTCCATAATATGCCTTTATTTCTGCCAGTAAAAGAAATTGGCAATGGCTTTAGTAAAATGTTGGATAAATATCCCGTGACCCCATATTTGGATTCCCAGGCCTCTTTTGTCAAATGGGTCCATTTTATTCATAACAAATATAACGTGGCTTTGGAAAAACCGGAGATGACAATGGATGAAGCTATCTTCAAATATTATGAATTATATAAACCAAAGGCGGTGAAGGAGGAGGAGCAGAGGAAAAGAAGAGAGAAATACGCATTTCTAGTAATAGGGAGTCTTATCACAGTTTTAGGGATAGGGCTTTATTTAAAGGGCTAAAGGGCAAAGGGCTAAAGCCCCTTTAGCCCTTTAAATAAAGCCCTATTACGTTTTGTTTGTTCGTATTATTTTCAAAAAGAATATTATAAATGGATTCGGAATTTCAAATTAATGCGCAGAATAGCGAACTAATCATAAAGCCAGATAGAAGTGTAATTTATCGGTATCATTTAGAAGACAATATCGGCCCCGAACCTATCTATCTCTCGGTAAATCGATTTAGAAATTCTGCTGGTCCAGCTGATATAAAATGTTGTGTTAACATGGCGCTGTATTGCAATAATACTATGTCTAGTGACTCGATTGTGGTTTTTGGCTTCCCTAATCCTATTAAACTGAATCAAACGGAGGAAGAATTATTAGCAAATTGCCCATGTATTCCTTACATGTATAGCAATAACTATGATTATGTTTTGGATATTCTTTTTTTTAGAGATAATGCACGAACAGGCATTAACATTGGCGAAGATTGGTCTCTACAAGTAAAACTATCTAAACCAACAGACTGTACAGAAGAAGCACCGGTGCCACTGTGGATTGATGATTATCACACATAAAAATTGATATAAAACATGATATATATTTTTTGCTATACTTTTTCCAAAAGTATATATCATGTTTTATATAATAGATGAAATTCGAACTCCTTATATTCGGGTTAACTGCTTTTTTTATTGCCAATACCTATCATGATGGAAAGTATTTAACTATTATGAAATCCTGGAAGAAATATTATCAAATGGCGTCGATTGGTTTTGTGGGCCTGTCGGCCTATTTATTTATGAAGAAATATCCCGGGCATTCGCGAAGTCTTTTTACCCATGCAAACGGTATCATTAAATATTTACCCATTGACCGAGACGCCACTAATTTCCTATTTGATTTAACCGATAAGAGAGAAATGTTTTCTTCGAATAATAATTCAGTACAAGGGAACCGGATGCAAGGGAACCGGATGCAAGGGAACCGGATGCAAGGGAACCGGATGCAAGCACAAGAGCAAAGGGTCATGAATTCTGGTATGAATACTACTTCAAATAATGGCTCAGAGCAAAAGGCGACGAAACGCTCCGTGAGCGAAACCAAGAAGAAATTTGTCGCCGCCCAACAGGGCTGGAAATGTGGGGCGTGTAAACAGCAACTGCCGGCGTGGTTTGAAGTTGATCACAAGATTCGGTTAGATAATGGCGGATCGAATCATGTTGATAATTTAGTGGCGCTTTGCCGGGATTGTCATGGGAAGAAAACCGCGTTTGAGAATCTCTAAACAACCTTTGGAAAAGGTTGCACCAAAACAACCTTTGGAAAAGGTTGCGCAAAAATATCCTTTGGAAAAGGTTTTTTTTTTGCTCTACTTTCAATTTACTTCATATATAAAAGTATCTATATATATATTAATGACTCTCAGCAAAACGATTTACGCTAAACCAACTTATATCGGTTTTTTAGAAATACTCGAATACATTATTTTTATCGTTATCGTGTATAAATACAATCCCTTTAGTATCTCGTCAAAATATACTAATATTCTAACTCTTTTAGTCGCCCTAGTATACGTGGTTTTATTCTTCTTCCTAAGAGAGAATATTAGCCTAGGTTTAGTAGAAGGACAAGGGGAAACCGGGTTTTTATTGAAACTTATGTCCACGTTGTTATTTTTCTTTATCTCCATTTTCTTAATTAAAACAGTGGGATCGTTTCTCTTCCAAGGAAACTTCTTAGGTTTATTTCGCTCAGGTCTCTCGTTATTAATCATCATTGGTGCTATAGCCCTCGGTTATATGCTATTAAAACCGCTCTTTGCTTCGGCGCAAAAAGCCGAGAAAGGTTCTATTCCAGCCTTCTTCTTCAATTTTCTCATGTATTTACCCTGTCTCCTTATTTCCTTTGTCGATTATTTTAAAAATCAAAACCAGATTACCACAAAACCCGTCTGGCTTCTACTCTTAGCCGAAGTAATACTTATTATTTTGTGGATAATCGTTCCTTTATTGCTGAGTGCGTATGCCACCCGAAATGGTTTACAATTGTTAAAAGAAGCCGACTATTTAAATAAAGAACAGACTTTAGGGACGTTTGACGAATTATATGGCCGGAATGTTGACCGGGACATCAACAGTGGGGATAATACAGTCGAACGGTTCAGTTACCACTATTCACTGTCCTTCTGGTTTTATCTCAACCCGCAACCGCCCAATACCAGTCCGGCCTATAATAAATATACGAATATCTTCACCTACGGTGGCAAACCAGCGGTAGCGTTTAACGGGCAACTGAACAGCCTCCGGGTCTTACTAGAATCTGAGCAAGAACCGGGCCAAAAGAAAACGATCGAAATATTTGAAACGAAAAACATCCTCTATCAACGCTGGAATAACATGGTTATCAATTATGATAGAGGGACAATGGACGTGTTTATGAATGGGGAGCTGGTGGCGTCGAAGCCGGGCGTCGCGCCTTATATGACTTTCGAAAGTATCAAAGTCGGTAGTGATAAAGGGCTAAACGGGGGCATTAGTAATGTCATGTATTTTAAAGACAACCTCAGTCGTGGTCATATCGAAATGATGTACCAAGCCTTACGGGGGAAGGCGGAGCCGTTTCTCTAAGTTAGAGTTTAACATGCGGTACTCCGTGTTTATAACTCTTCTTTGCTAAACGATAGGCTAATTTATTTTTATCACACCCTTCGGCAATTATTTTGAAGTCGACGGCGGCCGCTTTCCCACCGGTCACGGCACTGGCTAAACGGGCGAGCCCCCATGAGTGTCCGGTTTGATTCGGTCTTGAGCCGGAAGAAAAATATGCTCCTTGGCCTTTTTGCACGATCTTTTTCAAAGCTTTTAAGGAACAACCCGTTTTCTTGGCTAATTCATTGGAGGGTGTAATATTCTGTATTTTATATAACCGCCGGGCTTTCAAAATATGTTTGGACGTTTGATGTTTATAGGATTTCAAAGGCTTACGCGTGAAATATTTGCCTTTTTTATATAATTTCCTGGACTTTTTCAACATCTGGCGTTGTAATAATTTATCTTTTCGGGTTAATCTTTTCGGAATATAGCGGAGCGGAACGACTTCGTACATATATATACAACCTTTAAAAAAGGTTGCGCCAAAAACAACCTTTAAAAAAGGTTCATACGAAGTGGGTTGCTCCAAAAACAACCTTTTATATACGAAGTGGGTTGCGCCAAAAACAACCTTTTACACCTTCACACATTTATCAGCGTAGCAAGTAAAACGCCGAATTATAATATAATACTATAATAATGGGAAAGTCAGAAACCGCATCAGCATCAATTGGTATAAAGATTTTATTATCTGACCTTATATTACAAATAAATGAAACAAACCTTAATTTAA